GCCTCCAATCATATCGGAGGGACCAGTACAATGGAAGATGCGTCCACGCGCAGTATGTGCTCGCTGTGCCCCACCATTGTAGAGCACAGTCAGAACACGCTCACCAGAACCAATTGCAGTTTCTCCTAGACAATAAGATACGAGACCCTTACCTTCATCGCCATAATTGGCCCCTACTACAACTTTGACTTTCTGATTCATAATTATCTCCTTACCAAGAAATGCCGTTACTATCAACGGTTACACCAGTATCATTTGCCATATGATCTCTAACAATATTAGAAATAATCTTGGGCAGTTCATCGGACTTCGCAATGTAAAGTCGTTCGCCTAGCACTTTGCCGAAGGAACTCTTAATACTATCTTTGTATATACAATAGGAGCTGTTATTAGTAATTGCAATATGGTAAATATCAAACTTCTTACTTGCAGTTTCATACAGAACCTTAGTGTCTACATCTTCGGTGGATGCACCAAGAGTATTACCAAGGGCATAACCAGGAAGATAAGGATTGAGAGGCTCATCGCCAAGAGTAATGATAATGCCCTTTTTACCACGCTTCCAACAGTCAAGATTGGTATGATTCAGACCAAAATACCATGCGGCAGTGTAAGACTCAAAACCATTACCACCACCGCCACCTTCCATATAAATCTTAGTAGTCTGGTCTAGGATACGGATATCGCTTTCAAACTGTGTAGCCTGAATAGGTGCACGGTCATAAGCAAGATCTCCAATGCCCATCATCATGAACTCTACGTCCTTAACCTCAGAGTATAGAGAGGTCATAATTTCATCAAGCTTACCTGCACACATGGTTGCGGCAGGGCCCATAGAACCAGTAACATCAAGACCAAGAATAACGGGAATAGTTTCGGGATGTTCGTCGCTATCAAAACATTCACGCATTACACCACGCGGGTTAAGCATAGGATCGAGCATCTTTGCACGATAAACATCCTGCGTAGAAGCTATAGACATAACATCTGCACTTGCAAAACCCCAATCACGAACAGTTGCTTTATAAGCAGCAGTAGTCCAAGTTCCGCCTCCCATAATTACTTATCCTCCTTCTCATCAACTTCTTCGTCCTCGTCAATGTCACACATACCATCGAAAAGGCCATCAAACATATCATTCATTCCACCGTTCATCATAAACATCATGGGCATCATAGAAGACATGTCCATAGAACCAGAGGTCTTATTGCCACCCATCATCTGAGACATCATCATATACTGCATGATCTTGTTAGTGCCCTTCTTGCCCTTAAACAGATCGCTGCCGAACATAGAGACAACCTTACCATAAAAATAAGTATTACCCATAAAAACATGGCGTTCAGGCAGTACAGTTTCAACTGTAGAATCTTCGTAGTTAATAACAGTAATCTTATTCTTCTCTACCTCAATTACACACTTAGGCTTTCCAGCTACGAGAATAATATCGCCGATCTCAACCTTATTAGTCGGGATGATAAAAAAGAATTCTTCTCCAATGTTAAAAACAAAGTTGTCGCAGTTTGTAAGTCTGCCAGTCTTTACGTTATAATTCTTGTAACCGTTACTAGTCTTTACAGCAATACCACCGTTTACAGACAGCCTGCACATACCATTTGCGACCTTACCAAACATTCCATTCAAAGCATTCATCATAATTATTGTCTCCCTTTTGTCATTAATTTTGTATTGTTACCCGATGCCATTATTATACTTTATTATGCTATAATTGTCAATGGGTTGATCAGTTAAGTGTTTGTTAATCCAAATAACCTGATAGCATTTCGGTAAATTTTATTTCAGGAACAATGCCCCATTCAATCGCAGAAAAAATCTGACTTATGGCTACGCCTATACAAACTAATGATACTACACCAAGTACTACTGAAACAAATATTTCAAATCCATCTAAATCATACTTAATTACTTTTTTTATTATAAAAATAGAGGCAATGATTGCGACAACACAAAATATCATACCAACACAATGTTTTGTAATTGCATAAGCCTGATATCTACCAATAAAATCTAGCACCTGCGGCCAAACATTCTCTGCCGTCCAATCTATGGCTATACCAAATTTGTCACAAAGGTAATCTAGAACCTTAATAATTTCTGCGCTCATATTTTATCACCTCAATGTGCTGCTTTATCTGCTTCGTGGAGCTTCATGATGTCCTGATACAACTTTTCGCCCCACAACTTACGGTATTTATTGTGTAATTTTTCGTTGTTGTCCTTCTCCCAATAATAAGGTTGCATATGCCAACGAATCATAACTGCTACGTCAAGAATATTGCACGCCATATTATAGAACAAAACATCGTATGATCCTACATGTTCATGATTATAATAATGTGCCTGATCTGTAATTTCACCTTTACTATTTTTGAAAGTCTTGGTGAAACATTTACCATTGTCATGTAGGGCACCAGCACCTCTTAGCGCTATAGAATGGTCGTCAATATCACGAACATTTTCAAAAATATAATCTAACGCCTTCTCAGAATGTTGCCCTAGAGTAAGAGTATGATGTGAATTGTCTTGATTAAAGTAACTCACCGTAGACATCCAATCAAGAAAACTGCGGCTCTTACAAGAACCGTTGGAAAATTCAATTTGAATATCATTCCATCCCTCGTACCAATATGGCGGATCAAATGAACGATACATTCTTTCAATAACATATTCGGGAACATGTCGTTCACGTTCAGAACTGCGCCTAATGCATTCTTCATATGGAGTTGCCATAACGACGCAAATCTTTTCACAAGGGATCTTATTAAGCTGCTGCAGAAATACCATACGTTCCTTATAATGATGGTTGCAAGCGTCATAGATGGCACTTTTACCGCTTGCGAGGCAGTTCTTGATGCGCTTATGTAATTCAACAAATAACTCGTTGTTCCTAGACTGTTCATTAATGTCTCCAAATAACTCGGCACGAAGAGCATCTGAGCTAAACACAGTAGCATCATATTTCTTGGCGAGTTCCTGAGAATATGTAGACTTACCGCTACAGGGCAAACCAACCATCATAATAAGCTTCGGTTTGTTCATTCTGGCTACCTCTTCATCTGTTCCTATATGATCTACGTATGGACCACAATTCATGCAACCTTCACAAAAATCATTGTCTTTACTCATTACAATGTGATCAATATCATATTGGCTTGGATGAAAAAAATCTATAAAACATTTCTTACAAAGCTCTGCCATTTTAATCACCCAATCTCTTTCTTAATAGCAATCCTCATGATGTTATACTGCACATCATCTAAAAGTTTATCTACATCTTTATTAACTTCAATATCAGTTTTAGCAATAAACTCATCACACATTTTTTCAATATGATACATCGCCTTTTCAGCAATAGCGCGAGCCGCATCTAAGTGAAATGGCTCAAGTTTTACTCCAGTAAGATACGCTGCCTTCTTGGTGTGCAAACAATCTGCGTAAGATTCACCTGAAATATATCTTTCAATATATTCTTCTATCCGTAGCAAATGATGAAATTCCTTGGGTGAATATCCAAACTTCTCAATATCATCATGGTGTGATGGAGATTCATGCTCCATTTGCTCATATTTTCTACGAGCCAAACCGCACATAGTTTTGACAGCTTTGCACGGATCATAGTTTGCAATTAACTCATTGTTTTGAATCAATCTATTCCACTCTTTTGCATACAGAGGATTTACGATGCAATATGGCGAGAATAAAATTTCAAGAAAATTGAGATTACATTTGCGGAATGTCTGTAACATAAGACGGATATCTTTCCAGTCAGTGTGTGAGTCATCCTCTCTTATATATGTAGTACTAATAGGTTGACGATTCATTGCAATGTCTTCAAACGTTGGAGTAAGAATTAGTTTTGTATCTACATCCGAATACATTGTTTCTAAGCCATAATTTTGACTGCCTTGTAGTACTAAACACACAATTCTATCTTCGGGAAAGTGCCTGAGAGCATCATCATAATGCTCCCGAACACGGTCCATGATATATTCATCACTGTGATAATTCATTTAATCACCTTCATTAATCTTGTATTGTTTCTTCTTCCTGTGCTTCTTCCATATCGGGTTCAACAGCTTCCTCCTTGATAATGCCTTCTAAAACTTTAAAATTAAAATTCTTATGCTTATATACTGCAATATTAGGACGATTTACAATACGAGCAACTACACCTTCGCGTACGTGAGTCTTACCAACGGGGTCAGGACCATCAAAGTACTGCTCTACCTTGCGCAGAACATACTCTCCAGGGTCAACTGCATATGCCTTATCATCGACATAATAACCAGCTTCATCCTCTGCGACTTCGCACTTGAACTCAGGAATCATGAAAGTCTCAAATACAGGCACATACTTTACGCCCATCTGATCGCAACGCTGACGCATCTGCTCAGGAGACATTTCAACGACATCGCCATCTTCATTTACCTGAGTCATACGATAGACATAAACTTCACACTTAGGAGGAATTACAGTATCAAATTCTAGCACATCCGGTGCAGAAGAAGTGTAAACAGTATTCCAACTACCCGCAGGGTCGCAACCATAGGAGAACACGGTCTCCTCACCGTACTGCTTAGTGAAAGCCTTGTCAGAAATCTTAGAGTTCTTGACAGAAGCCATAATAGGAGTCTGCGCATTTACGAAACCAACGATTTCGTAATATACAACCTCACCCTTGCGCAGCTTGCCGAAGAACTTCTTCGCCATTGCATGACGGAACTCGTTATCAGAGTAGAAACCACCATCATGAGTTTCGTCCAGTACGACACGACGGGTACCAGTTACATAGTCATACTCGTAATAGATATCACCGGGCTTACGAGTCAACTTCTGCCACAGAGTGCGCTTCTTCTGCTTACGCAGAGGCAGATAGCCAGTACGACCAGAAGTTCCATGCATCTTAAGAGTTAGTTCTACAATATCACCGGTCTTAAATTCGCCAAGATTATATGCAAGCTGCGCAGTATCAATATGCTCATAAAAAGTTGGTGCAAAATTAGCCTTTGCTCTCTTACCACCACCATGATAAGTAGAAGATGCATGATTACGCTTTGGGATATACTTCTTACAAATTTCCTTACCGTTCAGAACAGAAATAGTATCTCCTTCTCTAAGGTCGGATATCTTACAGAAATCAGCAAGACAAGTTAGAGGTAGAAATAGTCCATCAGACTTCTCACCACGAAGCTTTAGTGCTTTAATGTTGCGCTTTTCAGGATCTAGATAACCACCACAGGTGTTACCATTTTCATCCTTGCGACGAACTAGGTCATTCACTCTACAAAATTCTTCGGAGAGCTGTCCATCTACAGGGAAATATACACCAAGCTGTCCTTCAGTGTAGTCCATGGAAACGATTACGGAGTTGCCAAAACATTCACCAATCTGTAGTCGGTCTGCGTTAGAATGCTTATGTACATTCTTTAGAGTAGTAATAAAACCAGTGTAAGCCATATTATCATCCTTCCTTTATTACAATTTCACAATAATAACCACAATAGTTATCAAGGTGACTTGCCATTTCCTTCATTGTAGTATTGAGAGCTTTGGCCTCTTTAGGAGAGCGACCACTTCGCACATATCCATTAAAGAACATTGCGGCAACCCATGGTGCAGAAAAATATTTTACGTTACCAGTAGAAATATGAGTCAGCTTAACCTGCCAATTATCCTCTGTCGCGTCTCCAATAATATCATCAGCTTTAGTATGACAACCCCACTGTACCATGCGAAGATCTTTCAAATATTCATTTTCTTTCTTGGTAAAGAGCATACCGGGAAGCTTCATAAATCTTCTATTATTCTCAACAATTATCTTTGGCTGAGTAACGGGTATTGCAGTTTTATCTATTGAATCAATACCTTCAACGCACTCTTTGAGCATCATGGCATCATCCATAGCATCATGAATCTGTTCAACATTTTCTACATGACGTACCAGCGCGATTAGTTTCTTAAGAGGAATACCTTTGATAGAAAGATAAGCTTTGACCTCCTGTGCATAATCAATTAGCATTGTTCGAACAGAAACCGCAAAACTAATTGCACGAACATCGGTCATATACTTAACCGTTTTATCTATAAATGTCTTGTCTCCGCTTCCATAACAGAAATAACTCGGTATGGTATTATCATTGGTATTGATTACAAAATCAAAAAAATCATTAAACGCCTGATCTGCGGTAGGAGCGTTTTCAAGCATTTCATTTGTAATACCAGTGAGTTCAGTGATAAAATTATTAACTTTATTTCCATTAACAGGCTTAACTAGAGTCTGAAAAGTCTTACCGGTTTCACTAACGCAACCAATAGAAATAATTCTTTCAGAAAACTGTGTGGCCTCGAAATCAAGATAAAAGTTCATTAGTTGTTCCTCTCAATTCGCATTAATTTTGTACTGTTATATTACCATATTTTCCCATAAAAGTCAATAGAAAAATAGCCAGAAACTCTGGCTATTTCGTTTATTTTATACAAAGTTAACCCTCATAAGTTGAAAATAATTTTGAAACAGACATGCCATTTACTCTTGCAAGATCAACAGCCAACGCAATAATGTTAGATTCCATACCAGCTCCAATGCCGTCATAAAAATAACTTAGGAGTGAATCATAGGTGTCATGTTCACCGTCAGTCTCCCAGCCAATCATAAACTGGCCATTCACGGTAAAGAAGTTTGCAGCAGTTCCCATGTTGGAGCCCTTAGCGCTCCTCCACCAACCCCAAGTCTCTGGCCACTCAGGGGTTTCTTCAAGGGTCTTAAGATCCCTCTTATCAAGTTCCCAAATCTCATAATGGGGTTCATTAGAACCCTTATAAGTCATTTTCGCCTTAATTCCTAGGTCTTTAAAAGCATTTTGAATACCGTTACCTGCTAAAATTTCCATTTACGTTTCGTTCTCCTTTATTTCGATAGTTTTCCAACCGTTGGTGACAACAAATTCTGCGATCATATTACCACACTGTTGATTTGTTTTTTCTTTTTGTAGACGTTT